GGTTGACCAACAAAACGTTGTGTAAATAATGCTGTATCAGTCCAAACATAGATTGCATCTCTACCTCTTATAGCTCCTCTAATCTGTGATCCATCGGCTAGTCTTTGTGTACCAGCTGTATTGGTTGATGTAGGTGTGTAAGTATTTATATCTTCTTGGTCAGAGAATCTAATAAACATATCATCTTGTGTGCCTGGTGATCCAATAGTTGTTTCTGTTCCAAAGAATACTAAGTGCCTATCCGGTGTAGATACTAACATGTGTCTTGATGCTGTGGGTGCACCAGATATAATTGTAGCTCTTGTATCTGTTGCATTTGATAAACTAGAATCCCATTCAAAACATGCACCATCATGAATTAAACAAATAGCTTTATCACCAAAATTATCTAATGACCACATCCCTGGTTCAAGGACCAAGTCTCCCGATGCAGCTTCACCCCATGCAACATAGTCTGATGAATTAGTTACTGTTGCACCAT